GATTTCGGAGCCGCTACGGGGTGAATTGTAACAGCGTGATCGGGGCGATGATGACCGCCCCGATCGTCCCGCGTCACGCCGCCCTCGCTCGTGGCATCAGCCCGAAGTGCACGGCGAGAATGCCAAGAGACCCGACCAGGATGCCCTGTCCCACTGGGCCGTGCACCGTCCGTCCGGCCCAGCCCTGCCGCATCGACCACTCGCGGACCGAGAACTCCAGGCCGACGACAAACCACGCGCAGGAGCCGCAGGGGCTGTCCTGCCCCCCCAGCGTATCGAGCGCCGCAGCGACGCGGCGCCGTGCCTCCACCTGCATCGTCGAGAGCGTGTCGACGCGCGTGCCTGGGATGCGCATGATCTGCGACGTCGACATGCTGTCGAAGCAGGCGGCGCGGAACAGCCCGCGGAAGATCTCACCCGCTTCGTGCATCTGCGGCGTGATGCTGCCGTGCGCCAGCATCAACCCGAGCGTGTCCACGGCGCGGCGATGCTGGACTGGGCTGCCGGTCTCGGGATCCGCCTCGCGGATCGGCTCCGAGAAGCCACCATGCTGCAGCCGCCACTTCGACGGCTTCGCCACATCGTCGTGCTTCGGCTTCGGCGCCTTGGGCTTGCGCTTACCGGCCATGATGGTTCTCCCCGTTGCGACGCCCCCAGCGCCGATTGGCTTCGTTGGTGATGGCCTGTCGCAGCCAGTCATCGGTGATGTCGGCGACCGGCAGGGCGGCGACGCCATGCCGATGCCAGGCGGCAGCCCGCATGGCATTGACCTCGGCGTCGTTCGTCGGGCTGCGCGTGCCCCGGTCGAGGCAGGACCGAGGCGGCTGCGGTGCGCCGTGCAAGCTCATGCCCGACCTCCGGTGGGATCGGTCGCCCAGAGCAGCAGAGCGATGGCGTCTGCCTCGTTGTCGTCGGCTGGCAGATAGCCGCGGGCGCGGACGGCCTCGATCATCGCCGCCTTGTCGGCGTTGCCGCGGCCGGTGGCGTAGCGCTTGATCGTGCCGACCGGCACGCCCTCGTAGGGGACCTCATGCTCCTCGCACCAGGCAGTGAGGGTGCCGAGGAAGCCGCCGTAAACGTGGCTGGCGTCCGTTCCGGCGTGCCGGCGCACCTCCTCGAACACCACACGTCGGAGACCGTGCGCGTGCATGGCGATTTCGACGAGCCAGTCGGTGAAGCGCAGAAAGCGCATCCCGCCGCCTTCGAAGCGACCGGGCTTGAAAGTCATGGTGCCGGAGGTCGTCCCGCCATCCCCCAAGCGCAGGGCCCAGCCGGTGGTGGTGCCGAGATCCAGGGCGAGGATGCCGGGCTTGCGCGGCCGGTAGAGATTGGGATCGGGCAGGACGGTGCTTGCGTCAGGGGCGGGCATGGTGAGAGTCGCGAAATCCATGATGGTCTCCGAAAGGGGTGATCCTGGTGAGGGCGGCGATGGCGCGGTTCTTGGCGGAGCTCGCCGTCGCTGCCCGGCTGGAGGGATGTGGCCTCATTGGGGGTGGTCCCCGAACCCGAACCAGGCGTCCCCGGGTGTGGTGTGCGCGCGTCTTTTGGACGCGCACGCACACCCCCCGTAGGGGGGTAGCATTTTGCGGAACTTGCGGAACTTGCCTAAGCCACTGATTTCGGGAGCTATTTTGAAGTTCCGCAAACAAGTTCCGCAAAGCCTCGCTGCGGAACTTGCGGAACTTAGTCAACCCACTGATATCGCTGGATGATTCAAGTTCCGCAGGTAAGTTCCGCAGGCTTGCGGAACTTGCGGAACATGGAAGTTCCGCAGCAAGTTCCGCACAGTGCGATAACGCATCGAAGTGGCGTTTCATGCCTGGGCCTCCGGGTCGTTCAGCACCCAGATTTCCGGATTCTCGACGGGCAGAACCGCGTTGTTGGTCTCCGATTGGAAGTGCGTCGGCAGCAGCGGGACGAGGGTGCGCGTGATCTCGCCGGTCTCGGAATCGACCGTCTCGCCATCCGTCCCGAAGAGCATGTCCTGCACCAGGAGGTAGCCCTTGGTGGATTTGCTGACGGGAATGCCGAGCTGGGGCGCGTCGCGCAGGAACTTGATGTAGCCCTTGTTGGCGAGGACGTTGATGCGGCGGGCGATGGTGTCGTCACCGCCCAGCCCGTGCGTGTTCTCGAACTGTGCGGCGAAGGCGCTGCCGGTGAAGACCTTCCCCTCGCGGGCCTCGTTGGCGATGATTTGCAGGATGACGTCGTGACGCCGGCTGCGCTCGGCATCGAGCTTGCCGCCGATGTCTTTCCGCACCAGGCGCTGGCCCGTGCGATCGAGCTCCACCCAGGCGCCACCACGTTTGTCGACCAGCATCGGCTCGAGGCCGGGCCCGTTGCGGAGCTCGACATGAAGCTCGCGCTCGGTCTGCTCCTCGTCGGGGCGGAACAGGATGGCGCCCGAGGTGTAGTAGCCGCGCAGCGCGCTGGCGCCGGATAGCGCCAGGAAGGGATCATCCTTTACCTGCTGCTTACTGAGCTTCTTCGTGTGATGGGCAAGGATGATGCCCGCTTCGGGGGCGACCTGATCGCGCAGCGCCTCGACCCGGCTCTGCAGAAAGAACATCATCGCCGCGTTGTCGTTCTCACCTTCGCCTGCGGGCCCGCCATCAAAGAGGTTGCGGATCGGGTCGATGCAGATGATGTCGGGCGGCGCGTCAGGGAACGCAGCGTGGATGGCGGCGGCGACGAGGGGCACGCCCTGGTCGTCGAGCAGCATGCGCAGCTTGGGGGTGACGACGAGGGTGTTGCGGGCGCGGGCCACGACGGCGGGATCGAGCCGGAGCTGCTGCAGGCGCTCGCGCAGGTAGTGGTACTGGATCTCCGCCTGGAGATAGAACACCCGCAGTGGGCGTGGTGCCGTGAAGCGCAGGAACGGCGCGCCAGCGGCGGCATGCACCAGGAGGCTGATCAGGAAGTCGGATTTGCCGACCTTCGGCGCACCGCCCAGCACCAGCATCCCGCCCGGGGTCAGCAGGCGTGGCCCGATGAGGTCGTCGGGCATCGGCGAGGTATCGTCGAGCAGCGCGCCGAGCGTGTGCGCGGGGATGGCGCTGGACTGCGGCGCAGTGGCGCGAAGCAACGGCGGCCCGTTGCGGTCGACATGCAGCGCCCAGATGCTGTCCGCCTCAACCTTGAGGCGGTCCAGCGGCCATTCCGGCCGAAGGCACGCGGCGTTGTACTGGCAGATCGCCTCCCAGCCCTCGTCGCCGGCCATGCGCCCCTCGTGGACCATGCGGACGAAGTGGCCAATGGCGGCGCTGGCGCCCTGGAAGCGGGTCCAGGCGTCTTGGCTGCCCTCGCGCACCGGCGTGGTGAGGACGGCATCGAGCCCTGGCCGATTGGCGCCCGCGGCGGCGGTGGGCGCCACAAGGCCCGGCATGGTGGGCATGGCCGCCACCGCCGCGGCGAAGTCGGGGAGCTCGACCTCGACCCGGGGGTGGTGCTCCCGGATGATGACGCGCCGCTGCAATCCACGCTTCTGGTGGACGGTGCCGGGCACGCGGATGGGCTGGTGCGCGGAGCGGAAGTGCAGGTCGCCACCGACCTTCTCAGCGATCTCACCGCGCAGCTCGCAGACCCGGGCCAGGTCTTCGCCCTCAGCCGGCTCGGACAGCCGCCACCAGGCGTGCAGCTTGGCGGCGCCCTGGGCGGTGCGGCCGCCGCTCTCGACCAGCAGGGTCGGCGTGCCGAGGTGGTGGACGAGGTGCGCCAGCTTGGCAGCGATATCGCCGGCATCCAGATCGACCACCACCGTCTGCATCTGCAGCACATGCTCGGCGCGGGCCTGGCCCTGCTCGGCGACGGTGCCGGGGATGACATAGACGGCGCTGCCCTCGCGCGCGGCCCAGGTGGCATAGGCGCTGAGGGATGCGGCGGCGTGCCGATCGGCCGGGACCCAGATATTGTGCGGCTTGGTGTCGAGCCCCTGGCCCTGGTCGACGAAGCCGCGGATCGGGATCAGCCCATCGCAATAGCCAAACACCACGTCGAGGAACGCGGCGATCTGCTCGATGTCCGGCGTGAGGTGGCCGCAAGCAGGCAGCGTCGACTGCCCATCGCTGAGAAGCCGATCGACGGCGATCTGCCCACCGGCGGGAATCTCGCTCGCGCTATCCTCCGGCAGCGGCGCTGCATCGTTGAAGTCGCCCCATGCGTTCATGCAGGAAGCACCCAGCAACGCTTGGCCCATGGGCAGAAGCGGCACTCGAAATGATCGGGCTGTGCCGCGATCCGCGGGAGCAGATCGCCCGCGTCGGTCGCGGCCAGGATGCGGACACCGCGGTCCGACATGCTCTGCGCCAGCTCAGCGTTGAACGGCACCAGCTCGTGGTGCAGCTCGGCGGTGTCCTTGTTGATGGCGGTAAACAGCGCCGGATTGTCCGCCACGCCGGGGACGGCGGCGTCCATGTAGGCCTGGTAGACGGCGATCTGCGCCGCGTAGATCGGCTTGCTGACCGCCACACCCTTGCTGGATGTCTCGCGCCAGGACTTCGCGTTCATGGTCTTGCATTCCCACAGGGCCGGGAACGCCATGCCGGGGATGGTCGGGCCGCCGGCGAAGACGCCATCGACATGGCCGCGGATGCGACCGCCCGCGACCGAGAAGCCGAACTGCTCGCCATGCTCGCCACCGCCGCGGCGGGTGTAGAGATCGAAGCCGGCTCCTCGGAGCCAGGCGACGGCGACGTCCTCCAGCGCGTGCCCGATCCCGAAGATGCGCAGCAGCCGTCCGTCGAAGTCGGCGCCTTCGTCCTTCGGGGCCTTCACGAACTCGAATTGCAGCGCCCGCTCGCAGGCATGGCCGAGACGGGAACCGCCCAGGTAGCTGCGCGCCGGTGTCGTCTGATTGGAGGCGACCAGGGCCGCGTCGATGGCGGCATTCACATGCGCGGAGGTCTGGCTGCGGCTGTTGAAGTCGAGCATCAGAAGGGCACCTCCGCCGCCGCGTCCTGCCGGACGATCGCCTGCATGGCCTCCTGGAAGCCGCCGACCGCGACCTCGATGAGGGTCAGCACCTGCGCCTCGCTCAGATCCTGGAAGCGGGTGTCCCAGCCGATCTCGGCCATCGTCTCCGCAACGCGACGCATGGCGGCGCGCATCGCGGCCTTCTCCTGCTCTGTGAGGTCAACCATGGCGGACGACCTCCCCGCCAAGCGCGACCAGAAGCCCTGGCACGCGATGCAGCAGAAGGAGACCGAGGGCCGCGGCTTCTTCCGCGGCGCCGGGTCGAACCAGCCAAAGCCACTCGCCGGGCGGGAGCAGACGGCGCAGGGTGGTTCGGGGCAGCGGGCCATCGATCATGCGGCCTGCCCCAGCGCCGCGGGCTGGGCGCTGCGCACGAGGTGCTGGATGGCCTGGCGGTTGAACTTGAAGGTCAGCAGCGCCGAGGCCTGGTAGCGGGTCATGCCGAGATCGGCGCGGGCCTGCGGCGGCAGGTGGATCAGCTGGCGTTCCGTCGGCGGCTCGCGCAGCCAGCGCCGACTCTTGTGGGCGCTCTCGTCGGTCTCGTAGGCGTTCAGCCAGTCGTCCGCCGCGGCCAGCGCCACCAGCCGCTCCCCGATGGACAGCAGGCGCGGCCGCTCCTCCTTGGCGCCGCCGACCGCGTGCCAGGCCCCGTTCAGGAAGAAGATGCCCGCCCAGCCGTTGAAGCCATTCGCCAGCAGCGCCGCGTCATCGCCGAAAAGGTCGCACCACTGGAAGGCGGAGCGCCGGAGAAGATCGATCTCCGTCATGATGAAGTCGGTAAGCGGCGCCGTCTCGCGCCCGTAGGGCTCGAAGGCGTGGCCGCAGATGGGGCACTCCATCACTGCGATCGGCACTTCGGCCTCGCAGGAGGGGCAGGTCTTTGTGGGCGGCTCACCTTCGCCGGGCTGGCTGTCGAGATCGACGTCCTGCTCCAGGCAGCCGTGAATCTGCGAGGAAGTGCCGAAGTCAAGCACGATGCAGTCGCGCTTGACGATGCCGGGATGCTCGCCCGGATCGACGGTGCGCAGTCCGCGGCCGACCATCTGGATCATCGTGCATTTGAAGGAGCTCGGCCGCAGCAGCACGACGCAGGAGGTTGGCGGGTGGTCCCAGCCCTCGGTCAGCACCGCGACATTGACGACGATGCGCGCCTCGCCCCTTGCGTAAGCCGCGAGGACGGAGCGTCGCTCCCCCTCCGGCATGTCACCGGTAACCATGACGGTAGGGACGCCGGCAGTGTTGAAGGCGGCGGCGACATGCTCGGCGTGGGCGACGGTGGAGCAGAAGGCCACCGTCTGGCGACCGCCGGCCTTCTCCTGCCAGTGCTTCACCACGGCGTCCGTGACCGGCACCGTGTCCATGACACGGGCGACCTCGCCCATGTCGAAGTCATCACCGCTGCGGCGCACCGCGCGCAGCTCGTCCTGTACACCGACATCGATGATGAAGGTGCGCGGCGGCACCAGGTGGCCGGAGGCGATCAGCTCGCCGAGCCGGATTTGGTCGGCGACGTTGGAGAAGACCTGCCGCAGCCCGACCTTGTCGCCGCGGTTCGGCGTGGCAGTGACGCCATAGATCCGGCAGTCCGGGTTGCGGTTGAGGGCGCGATCGACGATCCGGCGATAGCTGTCGGCGACGGCGTGATGTGCCTCGTCGATCACCAGCAGGTCCAGCGCCGGCATCGCCTCCAGGTTCGCCTGGCGGGTCAAGGTCGGCACCATGGCGAAGGTGACCTGGCCGCCCCAGGATTTCTGGCCCGCATCCACCACGGAGGTGGTCACGCCAGGATTCACGCGACGGAACTTCGCCAGGTTCTGTGCCGTGAGCTCATCCCGATGGGCGAGGACGGCAGCCTTGGCGGCGCTGCTGCCGATATGCTCGCCCACCGCCGCCGACAGCATGATCGTTTTGCCGGCGCCGGTCGGGGCGACGCCGAGGGTGTTGCCGTGGACGCCGAGCGCACGGAGGCTGCGCTCGACGAAGAGCTTCTGGCGGGGGCGGAGCATCATGCTGGTGCGCGCCTCCCTCAGCGCGCCCAGGCCGGGCGAGGATCGGCACCGGCAGCAGGCTGTTGGGCCGCAGCCGGGAAGGCGCCCTGGTGCATGGCCGGCGCGGCGGGCGGCGCCGTGTGCGCGGGCGGGGCGTAGCCCTGTGCCGGAGGGGCATAGGCCGGCGGTGCGTATCCGACCGGTGCAGCGATGCGCCCCATCGCCTGCGCGTAGTCCCGATGGTCCGGCGTCACCGCCATGCGGATTTCGTTCTTGGTCTCGCCGCCAGCATCCGTGCCGTGCTCGATCTTGGCCACGAACTCGAGGCCATCGAGATCCGCGAAGCCGCCGATGCGGCGCGCCGCCTGCGCCTGGGGCGAGACATCCTTGTCGGAGATGCCGCGGGCGGAGTTCAGCATCCCGCGCAGGAAGCTGCGGCCCATCCCCGCCCATTCCGGCCCCTTCGGGCTGTAGAGCCCGATCAGCGTGAAGATCTTCCGCTTGGCGTAGGGCCCCTCCAGCACGGTGAACTCGCCATTGAGATAGACGGCGCCGGTGCTGCCGCGCGTGGCGTAGCCACCGGTCCAGCCCTGGCTCGGATCGTCGAAGCCGCCGGGGCGGATGGTGAGGCGGACCTTCGCGAGCGTCCCCTTGGGAATCAGGTTCGGGTTGGACTGGGCGTCGTTGTAGTCGTTCCAGGCAGCCATGATGCTTCTCCTCGGGTCAGGTGGTGGGGGTGTCGGTGGCGGCGG